GAGCTGATCCATCCGCTGACCTTATCCCAGAGCCACGAAGCGAGGGACTGGATGCCCTCCCACAGCCCGCGCACAAGGTTCGCACCGACCTCTACGATCTGGGGAATGGACTCCGTAAAGGCGTTCACGATGCCCTCGATGATCTGCGGGACCGCCTTGACGATCTCCAGAATGATGGTGGGGAGATTTTCAATGAGGGAGATAAACAGCGTCACGCCCGTTTCCACCAGCTGCGGGATGGAGGCCAGCAGCGCATCCACAACGGCAGAGACGATCTGCGGCAGCGCCGCGACGATGGTCTGGATGATCTCCGGGAGGTCCTGCACCAGCGCCACCAGCAGGTCGATACCCGCCTGCACGATGCGCGGCAGTCCTTCCAGCAGTCCCGTGACGATGCCGTCAATGATCTGCGGCAGAACTTCCACGATTGCCGCAATGATGTCCGGCAGCGCATCCACCAGTGCGGTCAGAAGCTGGATGCCCGCCTCCATGATCTGCGGAATGCCCGAAATGAGGAAATCCACAATGCCTGTGATGATGGCAGGGAGCGCTGCGATCAACTGCGGCAGGGCGTCCAGAAGCCCCTGTGCCAGACCGAGGATGAGCTGCAGCGCCGCGTCCAGCAGGAGCGGAAGGTTGTCGATAAGCCCCTGCACGATGGTCGTAACAGCTTCCACGGCAGCAGGGATCAGCTGCGGCAGCGCGTCCGCAAGCCCCTGCACCAGCGACACGATCATCTGCGTCGCAGCGTCAATGAGCAGCGGCAGATTGTCGATGACCGCCTGCGAGACCGTCATAACCGCCTGCACCGCTGCGGGAATCAGCTGGGGCAGCAGCTCCAGAATGGTGGTCAGAAGCTGCGAAAAAAGCTGCGTCACGGTATCCAGCAGCGTGGGAAGCAGTTCCGCGATGGCTTCCAATAACGCCTTTGTTGCCGTGGGCAGCGCCTTTACGATATTCTCAATGACGGGTGTAATGTTGGCGATGACGTTTTTCAGTGCCTCTGCCATGTTCCCGCACAGCTGCTCCATATCCGCATCTGCGTTGCCGAAACCGACGAGCAGATTCTTTCCCGCCGCCTGTAAGGCGTTGATGGAGCCGGAAATGGTGTGCTCCGCTTCCTTCGCGGTCGTGCCGGTGATGTCCATGCTCGTCTGAATGACATGGATCGCGTCTACCACATCGGCATAGGATTCGAGGTCGTAGTGGATGCCGGAGATCGCCTCGGCATCGGCCAGCAGCCGCTCCATTTCGGATTTTGTACCGCCGTAGCCGAGCTTCAGGTTGTCCAGCATCGTGTAGTTTTGCTTGGCAAAGCCCTGATACGCCGACTGGATCATGGACATATCCGTGCCCATTTTGTTGGCGTTGTCGGACATATCTGTAATTGCCATGTCGGCGTATTTGACTGCTTTTTCGGTATCGCCGCCGAGGGACTGAATCAGGCTTGCGGAGAACGAGGTGACCGTCTCCATGTACTCGTTTGCAGACAGACCGGCCGTTTTGTAGGCGTTGGCGGCGTAGCTTTGCAGTTCCTTGGAGTTGTCCTTGAACAGCGTATCCACGCCGCCCACCAGCTGCTCATAATCGGCGTAGGCGGAGATAACTTCCTTGCCCAGCTTGACAGCGGCGGCCCCGGCAGCGGCGGCGACTGCACCCATTGCCGTGCCGATGCCCTTGAGGACGCTGCCCAGCTTTTCAAACTTGCTGCCGGATTTTTCTGCCTTCTCCCCAGCATCGTCGATCTGACCGCCCATGTCCCCGGCGTTTTTTGCGGCGTCGTCCATCTCATCCGACATCTTGGACACAGACTTCTCCGCATCCGTATAGCCGTCGCTGGCTTCGGAGAGCGCGTCGTTGTTGGCTTTCAGTTCGCGCTCCATGTCGTTGAGGGCGGCTTCCGCATTGTTCAGCTGGATCTGCCAGCTTTGGGTGCGGCGGTCGTTTTCCTCAAAGGACTCAGACGCATTTTTCAGCGCCTGCCGCAGCACCTCGATTTTCTGCTTCTGCGCATCGATCTGCTTGTTCAGAACCTCCGAACGGGCGGCGACGGCCTGCATGGAGGTGTCGTTTTTGCTGAACTCGGAAGACACCAGTTTCATCTCCGAGCCGAGAACTTTGAAGGACTGGTTGATGTCCGCAATGGCCTTTTTGAACTCCTTTTCGCCCTCAAGACCGATTTTCAAGCCGAAATTGTCTGCCATACTGCCGCCTCCTTTCCGCGCAGATCATACGATGGGGCTGATCGTCACATAGACCGTACAATAGTGGTCTATGATCTTAACGTGTGCGCCATTCTCGCTGCTGTCGATAACCTCGCCGTCTGTAGGCGAGTAGAAGTAATTTGTCTGTGTCGTGACCTCGATATGGATCATCGCGCCAAGGAGGGTGGACACGGTCCCGTCTGTCTGGCTTGGGATCTCGACGGGGCCGTCCAAGCCGTAGGCGGTCACGGATGCTTTCGTATGATTGGAGACTGTCACCTTCACGACCTCGGTGTCTACGATCGGCACCTCGCTCAAAAGGTCCGTGAGCTCCGACAATGTGGCATACCCCGGTACGGTGACATTTTTGGTCATCAGCCAGTACCGGAGCACGCTCTTCGCATCTTTCAGCCGCGTGATCTCACTTTTAATGCTCATCCGCAGCCGCCTCAGATCGCCGCCAGGGCTTCTTCAATATCCGAGGTCAGCGACACCGTACCGCCTGCGGTATAGCCTGCCGGAATGGTCACGCTGGTCGTGGTCAGACCGTCCATCGTGGCGGTCGCGCTGCCGTTGTCCGGCATGGAGCCGGTGAGCTTCACGCCGTTCACAAAGGCTGTCTTGCCGTCGAGAATGTTCGCCGCCAGCGCATCCGCGCCAGAGGTGTCCACGAACTCCTCCGGAATTGCCGCCACGCTGACCTTGGTGAGAACTTTGCCCGTGGACGGAACAACATCCTGCGCCGCTTTGGCCGGCGTGACCGTTTTTGTCTCCACTGCGACGGACACCTTGCCCGCGCCGCTGTGGTAGCCCTTGGGGATGGTATAGGACGGCGTATTCGCGTCCAGCGTCTTGGATACCGCGCCGTTATTCGGCATGGTGCCGGTCGTGACCTTGCCGTCTGCCGTGACAAGCACCT